TCAGGACGACGGGTGGCGCCGAGCCCGTCACGCATACTTGCCCGATGGAGTCGACAGGCCAGCCATGATTCCAGTTGGCGATGGCGTTCGTCGTGGTGAGACAGACGTGACCCGCATCGTCTCCTAGGATGCCGTCGTTGTAACGACGGTTCGGCGCGCTCGGCGGGCTGTCGATCAGGACGCACAGCGCCCCGGAGTCCGTAATCCTCGCCCAACCATCGATAACCGGAGCGCCGACCGGGACGGACCCCGTAATGACATAGAGCGTATTGTCGGAGGCGTAGCGCAACCCGGTGCGCCACACACCCGTAGGCGTCGAGGTGGAGACGTTCGCGCGTCCGGTTGCATCATCTACGGCGAGTCCATTGATGAATGGAACGGCCACGCTCCACCTTCAAAAAGGCCCGGCAGGACCATGACCCGCCGGGCGTCAAGCGCCGATTTATCGACGCGAGAGGAACTTACGGCGTCGTCACCGCTTCCGCAGTCAGGAACACGTAGTCGCCCGCGACGAGCGCAACGCCTGTCTCGTTTGTCCACGTGTTGTTCGTCGTGGCCGCGATTGTGACGCCGTCGGTGCCGATGCCCGCCGTACCGCTCGAGGTAACGCCCGCCGTGCCAACACGGCAAAACTGCGCCAGATTGCGGCTTCCTGCGAGCGGCGTGCAAGTCAGCGTCATGCCCAGATGGAAAGGCGCGGTCGCATCCGAGGCGGAGCCCACCGTACCGGTCGGCTTCCAGACTTGGAGATTCGATGCACCAATGATGGGGGATGCAATGCTCATGTGAATATCTCCTGGTTTACGATTAGCTGTCGGCCATGACGCCCTGGAATTGTGCGCCCGATGTCGTCAGGTTGCCCGCCCATGCCAAGAGTTGCACGACGGCGTCCTGGTTCACGCTGTAGCGCTTACCCGGATCGAGCGTGGTGAAATTGCGCTCACGGTGCGGACGCAGGAACAGATACTTGGTGTTCAGGAAGTACATGGTATTCGTCGGAGCATAGCCGCCGATACCACCATCGAGCACCACGTCAGAATTCATGAACTTGACAGTTACGAATCCCGAATCGGCCAGTTTCGCATCCATGAAACGCTGATTGGCCTGGAGCGACGACATATAGAACGCCCAATAGCCGTTGTCGGCCATGATCAGGTCGGGGTGATCCGCGCCACGGACGCATTTCGCGTAAAGCGTATTCATGCGCGACTGGATGTTCGACGCCGAACCGCCGGAGGTGATCTGGTACTGGTTCTGCCAGAACGACCATGCGCTGCGGTCGATGCCGCCATACGTGCCCGAGGTCGGCGTTTTCGACACCGCGGTCAGGAGGCCCACGATTTGCTTGCCGCCGTTCGCCGTACCGTCCGAATAGATGCCCTGGGTAATCAGGTTCGCCATCGAGGATTCGCCCACCTTGATGCGTGACTCCATCAAGTCGATGATTTCCTCTTTGCCCGAGTTCTGCAGCATCTCAAGGCCGGACATTGTGATCGGGCAGGCCGCCTGCTTGATGTCGTATTGCGCTGCCGAGATAACGTCCTGTGCGCCGACGGGAAGGGCCTCATAGCCCGAGTACCATCCGGCGTTGGCGTTGGCCTGAAACGACAGCTCTTGCAAGATGACGTTACCGCCGGAGAAGGTCTTGATGTTCCCTTCTTCCTTCATCTTGACGAGAATTGCGTTGTTCTTGGTGACGTTGTCGGCGATTTCGCCGGTACGCGACTGGATGGTGGTCGCGATGACGTCGGAGATAGCACTGTTGGCGAATGCCATGTGAACGGCTCCTATGTTGGTGAACGGATCTCACCCCACAGGCTGGCCGGGCATTCCCGGTGCTGGAACTCGATGGCCCGCTATAGCTTGGGTTCGGGTTCCGTGGATGACGGAACGGATAGTGCTTTATCTTTTCGGGACAGTCAAGATAGTTCCTCGAAATTCCTTGCAATAGCATCCCGAAGCGACTCATTTCTGGCAGAAGGGCGAACTTTGCCCCCGCTGGGTGCCCCCTTGACTGAAACATTCGCCGCGTTCGCCTGTCGCTGCTGCTGGCCGTTCTGCTCAACCGCCCGACCGATCAAAACCTCGCGAATCTGCGGGTGCATGCCTACGGCGTAGTTATAGGCTTCCTGAAGGTCGCGGGCAGTGCCGTTTTCGATCAAACTGGCCATAATCCCGCGAACCTGGGGGAAAAACTCGTTTTGCGGGTCGTTTGCGAAGGCGGCGAAGTCGTTTTGAGTCTGCGCGAGCGCTTGCGACTGCGCTGCGGCGGTCCCATAGGTGCGCTCGCTCAGTAAATTGGCGTTTTGGGCCTCCGCGCGGGCCAAATCGGCATTTATGGGCTGCGAAAGGTCGACGCCATATTGCTGCGCAAGGGAATGCATGAGCAATTTGCGATATTCCGGACCACCGGTGCGTAAATCGTGCGCCGTGCGGAGAAGCGAGCGGATTGCGGCAATCGGAGTCGCCCCTTCGGCCTGTAACTGCTGCGCGTAGGGAACAAACTCGTTCAAAACGGCCTGGGCGATCTGCGCCCGCTGCGCAATGCTCTGAAAACCCTGTTGAAGCTGCAATTCCCGCTCATGGATGTAGGCGCGGGCTTCCTGCGGAATAGCCGCATAGGCTTCCCGCATCTTCGGTTCCCATGAAGCGGGCGCGTTGTCCCAATTCGGGGCGGCTTGCTGCTGCGCGCGTCCGTTTGCGTCCGTTTGCGTCCGTTCGCGGGCGGCCGCGTCCGGCTCCGGCGCCTTGGATTGTTCCTCTTTCGCGAGGAAACGCCCTTGCGCATCGCGCCCCGGTTTCGCATCCGGCCGCTCGTCGTCCTTCGCAGTCGCCTTGTCGAGTTCTAACTCGAGCGTTTCCCCGAGGCTTGGCGGTTCCGTCGTCTCGCCATCTGGCGGCAGGACATCGACTTCGGTCGGATCAAATTCCGGGTCTCTTTCGGCCATGTTTTCCTCTCTTTATGTCGCTTTTCCGGTGCGAATCGCCCGGTCGGTGTATTCCCACATCCTTTCGCGTAGCGCTTGGCGCTCGCGCTTCTCGGCGTAGCGGTCTACGACCTTTTGGTGAGTTGCTTCAAACGGGACCACGCCATGCTCACCCATGTGGTCGCGAAGCTGACTACGCGAAGCGACGATTGATCGGTCGATCGGCGAGACGAAGGGCTCGATGTCTCCCTGTACTGCGGGCGCTTCGGTTTCTGGCTCACGGATCACCTCGACGAAGCTGTCGGTCGCGCGGTCATAGCGGAAAGTGCGCCGGCTCATGAGAGCGGCTGCCCATCAGGTCCGAGAATCTTCGGGCCGGTAGCGGCCTGAACTGCGTTGCTTTCGGCCTGATGGCGCATTCCCTGCTGGTGCTGCTGCTCGCTGATCGCCATGTCCTGCGCGCCCTTGAGAACATCGCTCCGCTGCTGCGCCGCCTGGCTTTCCGCATCCATGACCATCTTCTGCCGGGCCGATTCCTGCTTCACGTTCGCCTGAATCAGAATCGCCTGAACCTCCGCCATGGTCTTTTCGCGGAAGGCTTCGAGTTCCCCTTGCATCTTCAGCCGCTCGTTCGCCGCTTCTTCCTGATTGCGCTGCATCTCGCCCTGAATTTCGGCCATCCGTAGCTGCATCTCCGCTTGGCGGTCCTGCGCGTCGGATTGCTGTTGCGCCTGAATCTGCATGACCTTCGGATCGGGCTTCGGCGGAGGGGGATTCGCGCGCATCTGCTCGAAAGCGGACTCGATGACGCCCTCGATATCGCGGCCAACGCGGAAATTGCGGATTCCGAACATCAGAAGCGACTGCGCGATCGGCGCGATTTGAGGATTCGCTTCGACCGCGGGAATCGCCTGCTGCAAGAACTGGGTAACGCCGGTAATAAAAGCGTTGGTCGCGTCCCGCTGGGCGTCCAAGTCCGGCTCGATCAGGCTGTCGGAGGCTATTTCGATGCGGTAGTCGGCCAACTGTCCGGCGCGCAAGAGCTGAATCGCCTGTTGGACGATGTTCTGCGTCGAAGTGGCGAGGGGCGCGGGCCACGGAACGACGTTCGGCGCCGGGGGCGCGGGCATTCCGGCCGAAGGGGGCGCAGGCAGCATGCCGCCGGGAAGGGGTTGGGCTCCCGGTGGCGGCGCGGAGGGACCAGCTCCGGGGAGAGACATGGGGACGCCCGGAGAAGTGGGGGGCGCCATCATGCGCTGCGCCATTGCTGCCTGCGCTTCCTTGATCGCCTTCTGTCCATCAGGCGATTGCATGATCGCGGACTGCGCGATCAGCGTGTGTATATCGAAGAACCGGACCGCGACGTGCCCCATCAGCTTCAGCACATCGGTAACGAAGCGGGCGAGTTCCTGCTTCTGCGCGTCGAGGCGGACAGAGGTGAACTGCGTCTTGATCTGCTGCGCGCCGAGGGTCTCATGGGGGTTCGAGGCACCCCGGACGATGTCGGAAATCCCGGTGATCTGGTAAATGTCCTGAATCATCTGCTGCCGCGCCTGATAGAGTTGCTGAATCACTTCAATAACGGTGTCGAGCGGGACCCAGTCGATAGAGCCCTTGATTCCGCCCTTGTCGGCGAAGGCCGCCCAGGTGTCGATCGGAATGAGTTGGTTCTCGAGCCCCTCGGTGAATATCCGCTGGATGCCTTCCTGGCTCTGGTCGTAGACGCCGACGACCTTGCAGGCCTTGATCAGGTAATCGAGCCGATTGGTAATCGCGTCGATTTCCCGCGCCTGATCCTGGTACATGCAGTAATCGGGCTGCGGAATCAGATTCCCCGTCGTGTTCGTCGCAAACAGAGGCTTCGGGCAGGGAAAGAAGCCGGGGAATCCCATCGGATCGTCTTTTTCGTCGAGCAAATCCGCCATGCGCATGGAAAGCCAGCATACGGTGGACGTGCGCTTGTCCCACACCTCGTAAATCTTCGCCTGCTTGAACACTTCCGACTTCGGCTCGTCGGTCTCACGGGTCGATTGATTCGCGTCCGGATGACGGGCGGGCGTGTAGTCGAGCGGAACTCTCTCGCCGATGTCGTCGCCAAAGCGGGCGCAGAGTTCATCGCGGGTCATGTAGACGATCCGCCACAGCGCGGGGACTTCCTCCCACGTCCGGCTCGAGACCCAGCCGAAATCTTCCCAATAGACGTAGTCGACCGCGGCTAATTCACCCGAGAGTTTGGCGTAATAGTCGTCGTCGATCGTGCCGGTGGGCGACTCCTGCGCCTTCTGGTATCTCACCCATACGACTCCCATGCCGGGAAGAAGCCGGTCCTGTAAAGCATGCTTGATGGAGGGGTGAAAGTCGGACTGAAAGCAGAGTTGAAAATCGAGGACGCGTTCGAGGATGATCGAAGCGACGCGCGCCACCTGATCCGGGTCGGTGAAGCGGCGCATGACGATGGGAGTCGGCGGGCGCGAATAGACCGCGGGCATGGTCGTGTTCACGATCGACCACAGCATGTTGTATTTTTTGGTCCGATCGTCGGCGTAACCGGAAATCCCCACGCGCTTGTCACGGTAGCGGTCAACAACCTGTGTCCCGCGCTTGCGCCATTCTTTTGTTTGCTCGTCTTTATCGAAGGCGCGGATCTCGGCCTTCCAGTAGGCACATTTTCCGACCGAGCCCGAGCCGAAATCGGCGTAGGTTTCCGCGGTGCCGGCGTATGCCGTATCGTCGGCAGCAACGTTGACCGGATACTGACCCGTAGCCATTTTTTTCCTTTACTGCGGGACGAAATGACGAAGAAGATTCACCAGCATGTCGTTAAAAAGGACATAATTGTGCGTCCCTTCGCCGGAGGCGCGCGAGCCTTTATCGAGATAGCGGATTCCGGCGATGCCAGCATTCTGTAGTTGTTGCGCCGCGCCTTCGCGACCCATAGCAAGCGCCATCTCGTTGTGCAATTGCCCGCCCGTCATCGGCGTGTCAGAGGAAAGAGCACTCTGCACATAAGGCGACTGCTCGGAGAGCAACTTATCCCAATCAAGAAAATGCTGCGGGCCGAGCGGATCGGCAGCTTCGGCTTCCGGCGTTGCTTGGCGGAGACTGGCCTCGTAAACATTTCCCGTTCTGGTTTTCAGGTTCGGGACGATCGCCTGCGCTGCGTCGGGGCCAATTTGCGGATGCCGGGAGGCCCAATCCATTGTTTGCTGCCGCGCGACATCATCGGAGAGTCCTGCCGCTTTACGGTTCATGAACATGTTTGCGATTGCCGAATCAGCAAAACCGCCCTGGGGACTCGCCCCTTCGGGACCAAGTTTCCCCGCAGTCAAGCGCTGATAAGCAGCCGCAGTTTCGGGATTCTCCGCGAAATAGAGCCCATGGCCATAGGCTTGCGAACCTTCTCCGCTCCCTATGTGCTCCGTGCTGAATCTATCGAAAAGATGCGGGCTCCCATGAAAGACGTTGATCGCCGCCGGAGGACCGACGCCAAATGCCTCACCCGCGGTCGCGGCGGGAGAATTGTCCGCGCGCAGGAGATTCGCAAGGTATTGGGAAGCATCCGGGCTCACCGTTCCAGCCGCCCCGATCGCCGTTCCGACCCCGTACTGCTCGAGCGCTTGTTGCAGCCCGCTAACGAGCCCCATGAACGGATCAGGCATCCTAGATTCTCCTATCGCGCTCTCTCCGCGCCGTCTGCCAGAGTTCCGCCAAGCAAACGTGCCCGCCAAAGGGCTTCGTCGGATCGTAAGGACGCTTGAACGGAACGACGTTATCGCCGCGGCTCTTTACCTGTCCGCCCACCACGCCGCGCAAGACATTCGCGAGCGCGTCGACGATGTCGTCATGGAGACCATCGGGGAAGTGGACGAACTCCTGCTCGAGCGTATCGAGCCAGGGCGCCTCCGCAGGAAGAAAGACACGGCCGGCTTCCAAGGCTCCCTGAAGCGGTCCCGCCTTCGCTTCCTTGTTCCCGACGCGGGAGAGCTTACAGAAGCGGGGATGGACGCCAGAGGCGTGCATCTTCTCGCGGATATAGGGGCTCGACGCCTGAATGATGTTGTCGTGCTCGATCAGGTAGGCTTCCACCCCGCGATAGCGCTGCAGGAGCGCACACAAGGCGGAGACCGATTCCTCGATCGGCGCTTGCTTCCGCCAGACGTCGACGACGTAGTATTCATCCGCCCCTTGCGCGTTCTGAACAACAGCCACGATCGCATGAACGGTGTAATCCCCCGCTCCCGCCGATAGAGCGAAATCGGAGGACGCCACATAACGGGCGCCCCTCGGAATGTCGATCGGCGTGTACTTCCACTCCAGCCACTCGGAACGAAAGAAACCGCCCCCTTCCCCAACCGGGTCGTTAAGGTAGAGGCAGCGCCATACCTTCGGCCCCACCGAGATCCTGATCCGCTCAACATCTTCTAGCGGGTAGCGCTCCGGCCAGAGCGCTTCCCCCTTTTCGTTGATCGCCTTGAAGTGGAGGTGACGGTAGGCTTCCCCGCCTTCCTCCGCTTCTCGAAGAACGGTTCCTGTGAGGTCATCCAGCGCCCAGCGGGTAGCAGTAATGCAGATTCGCGCTTGCGGAGCCTGCCGAGATAGGAAAACCGACTTGAACCACTCCACCAAAGCCTGCTTGACGATGCCGCTTGAGGCCTCAGTAGCGTCTTTGATCGAATCATCAACCACACCCCAATGGACCCCGCGGCCTGTAAGCGGTCCCCCTTTTCCCAAAAACAGGCCGCCCCCTCCGGCAAGCGTGCGCATATTCTCGACCGATTGACTCGATTCATCT